TACAATTAAAATCTCTTGATTCTTCTACAAGCTCTACAGGAGTTATGTCTGAAATTGCAGATGTTGCTTTGGTAGATTTTAATGGTGGAAGTAACAATCATAAACTTGTTATTCGTACAAACGATGGTCTTGCGGCTACAGGGACTTTACGAGACAGAATTGAAATAAAAGCAGACGGCGACATCTCCTTCTACGAAGACACTGGCACAACGCCTAAGTTCTTCTGGGATGCTTCTGCTGAGTCTTTGGGTATTGGTACTACTAGTCCTTCGGTGAAAATAAGCAGCGTTATAGACACATCGACAGAGTGGAGTTCTTCAGCCAATCTAAGCAATGCTACAAATATTCCAATTTACGCAGCACTTTTTGAAAACAACGACACTTCTATTACAGGCTCAGAAGTTAATGTTTTGTTTACTGCTGGAGGCTCAGGAAGTGGTCAACATTCTATTGGCGTTAAAAGAACAGGCGCTAATATTGGCGATTTAATTTTTAGAAGACGGTCTGACTCTGCGGCTAGTAGAGAAACTATGCGTATAGTTTCCAACGGCGACATTGCTTTTTATAATACAAACGGCACATCACAATCTTTTTATTGGGACGCTAGTACTGAGTATTTGGGTATTGGTACTACAAGTCCTGTTAATGCGCTTGATATAGCAGGTAGCAACACAGGACAATATATTAGAGCAGATGTTTCTTCTAATTTTGATGGCGATGCTACAAATAAGCATACTGTTTTATATATTTCGTCTAGCAATACACCAGATAGTATAGCGGCTCTTAGCTTGCAAGCACGAAATACTTCTAATGTATGGCGAAATGCTTCCATGGCGCTAGATAATTCTGCGCTTACATTTCTCATACCTACAGCAACAAACACAGCTCCTACTACTTCTGATGAGCGTTTGCGTATTACTGCGTCAGGCAATGTAGGTATTGGTACTAGTAGTCCTGATAATAAACTTGATTTACTTCACAGCGCAAACGCACTAGACGGAATAACTATACGAAGCAATAATTCTGGCTCTAGTGCTGGCGCACAGATGATACTCAATGGCTATGGAAACTCTTGGGGCATTGCTTGCGGTTCTACGGCTAAAAACTCTAACTCACTTACGTTTTCTATTGATGCTTTAGGATCAAACACAGAACGTATGCGCATCGACAGCAGTGGCAATGTTGGTATTGGTACTGATGATCCAAGTAATCTAAGTGGTGCAACTAATTTATTAATAGTTAAACGCACAGACACATCTAATAACTACCCTGTAGTTTACTCAGCAAGCGCAGGTAATGCTGGCTGGCGTATGAAAAATAATAATGGCGATTGGGTTATTATTGCTAATGACGCTCTGCGTTTTTACGATATTGGAAATGCCGCAGAACGTATGCGCATAGACTCCAGTGGCAACTTGCTTGTTGGTAAGACTAGCCAAACTATTGATACAGTTGGCGCAGAGCTTCTTGGATCTGTTGGTAAAGTTCAGGCTACACGAGACGGTGGAGCATCAGGCGGATTTAATCGAAAAACATCTGACGGAAACATTGTTGAGTTCTACAAAGACGGCTCAGTAGTCGGTAGTATTGGTACATACGCTGGTGATGTTTATATTGGAACAGGAGATGCAGGTCTTTGGTTTCAAGACGGTGGCAATGCTATTCGTCCATTCAGAGTGGATACTGTAGCAGGTCACGATGCTTCTATTGATCTTGGACATACCGCAAACCGTTTCAAAGACGCTCATTTCTCCGGCACTGTAAATGCTAATGCGTTTGTTGGTGACGGCTCAGGTCTTACTGGTGTTGGTGGTGGAGGAGCTTGGGAGTTAGTTTCTTCGATAACAGCAAGCAATTCTTCGTATCTTACTTTTACTGGGTTAGGCAGCACATATCTTCAGTATATGTTTGTTTTTGAAAACTTAAAAATGGGCAGTTCTAGTCGAAAATTTTTGTTTGAGGTTTCGGATAATAATGGCTCTTCTTACATAAATACGAGTGTTTTTTATGACAGCAAAGGAATAATTGGACAAACAAGCACTCCTTCAGGTTCAAGAAATGAAACAAGCACAGGAATGTATTTGACTACTCAAGACCTTCCTGCTTCAAGCAGTGGATATATTGGTTTAAGTGGACAAATGAATTTATTTACTGCGGGAGGCTCTAACAGTCAAATAGCTTTTACTGCGCATCTAGCATATTCAAACACTGGGGGTTCGCCGCTTAATCAACTAACAGGTGGTGCAACACTGGGTAATGCCTCAGCGATTAATGCTTTAAGATTTTTTTCGGAAAATAGCGGCACTGTAGCTAGTGGAAAAATTTATCTATACGGATTAAAGAGGACATAACATGACGCGCTACCACACAACACCAGAAGGCAGTGTTCCGTTTACTCCTGAAGAAGAAGCAGAGTGGGACGCAATGGAGGCAGAGTATGCAGCAGGTGCTAATGACCGCGCTGCTGCCGAGATTCGCACAGAGCGAGATGCTAAACTAACAGAGTCAGATTGGACGCAAGTAATAGACGCGCCAGTAGACCAAGCAGCGTGGGCAACATACCGCCAAGCTCTTCGTGACATTCCTACTCACGCAAACTTCCCAAACTTAACAGAAACAGATTGGCCTACTAAACCGGAGTAACAAATGACAACTTTTAATTGGACTATCTCAACTCTTGAATACGATTTACAGCCATCTGACATGGACGGCGCTGTTATTGTCGCACACTGGCGTTGTAACGCTGAAGAAACAACTGGTGAAGGAGACGATGCTGTAACTTACACTGCTTCTTCTTACGGCACTTGTGGCTTTAGCCCTGACCCATCAGCAGAAGGTTATGTCCCTTACGCCGATCTTACTCAAGAGATTGTTCTTGGGTGGGTGTACGACTCAGTAGACAAAGACGCTACTGAAGCAAGCCTGCAAGCTAACATTGATTTGCAGATCAACCCTGTAACAGCCTCGGGAGTTCCGTGGTAACTTAGGAGAAAATCTGATGAGTAAAGACAACAAATCTCAGATGATTACGATTGACGGCGTTGAACACGATACAGCTACATTCACTGAAGAGCAGATTGCTATGACTAATCACTGTCTCGATCTGGACAGGAAGATTTCAAACATGAACTTCCAACTTCAGCAATTGCAAGTGGGGAAAGATTCTTTCTTGAAGATGCTTACTGAGTCTTTAGAGACTGCTGAAGTTGTTTCTGACTAACAGCAACAATGGCAGCCCCAAAGTTAAATGACCGATCAGAGATTACGATCAGTATAGCTTGGTTATTACAGATCATCTCTATCGTAGCGGTTGCTACTTGGGGCTACGCCAGTATCAGTGAGAGGACAGATGTCAACGCTCAAGAGACTCGAAGTCTTAGGGGTAATCAAAACAACTACGTCTTTCCTGATATACGAAAGCTAGAAGAAGAAGTCATAGCGTTGCAGAAAGCAGTCTTGATACTGCAAACCGATCTGAAGTATTACAAAGAAGGCCATCAATGACACACCTGTTCTTGCTTATGGTATTGGTAAACGGACAGGTAGAGTCTGCGGATATGTGGTTCTACGACATCAACAGATGCAATTATTTTGCGAACGCCATCGTTAAGGGGAAAGTAGAACGGACACTTAATTACGAGCCGAGAGGCATCGCCCTTGCTGCCTATTGTTTACCAAGAAGGGCAGACCCTGAGAAAGTGAGGCCGTACTAATGGATCCTGTAACAATTAGCGCGTGTATAGCAGGAGCAAATAGAGCCTATAATCTTGTCGCCAAAGCGGTAAATGCTGGACGCGAGATAGAAGATACAGCGCAGTATTTGGGTAAGTTTTTCGATTCCAAAGAAAAGATACTTGAGATAGAAAAAGAGAATCAATATGGCCCAAAGTTCCTTAGAGGCTCTTCTGTAGAAAGCCAAGCTCTTGAGATACAAATGGCAAAGCACAAGACGCAACAAATGGAGAAACAGTTGCGTGAACTTCTCGTTCTTACAGTAGGAGAAGACTTTTATAATGAGATGATGAAAACACGACGAACAATAAGATCTCATAGATTAGCCGCAGCAGAGGCAAGAGCAAAAAAAAAGCGTTTAATAATTGATGGAGGTCTTATGATATTAATGACCTCTACTTTTTTAGCAATAATATTTTGGATGATAGGTCTGGTAACGTAATATGGAATACCAAGTAATTTTTAACGTAGGCATTGCTCTGGTAGGCTTTATCGGAGGTTGGATGGTAAACCGTGTTTTTGTATTACTAGATAGAATAGATGCTGACATGAAAGCTATTCCTATGCAGTATGTTGCTAAAGAAGATTACAGAGAAGATATACGCGAAATTAAAGAAATGCTTGGTGCGATATTTAAACGACTAGAGAGTAAGGCTGACAAATGAAACTTGATCCTGTATTGCTAAACATGGCTTGTAGTTGGTCGATTAAGGCTTACAACGAAGAGAACCGTGACGCTATAAAGATTGAGAACAAACTAACTAGCGCTACTGCTTTTGTTGTAAAACGCAAGTCTATAGATATTATTGTCTTTAGGGGAACGCAAGAAAAGTTAGACATACTGACTGACCTTGCAGTAATTCCAGTTCCTTACGTTAAACGCCTGTGTCATGCAGGTTTTGCGATGTCTCATAAATCTATCTGGTCAGAGATAGAAAAACATATAGATTATAACAAGCGCACTCTAATTTGCGGTCATAGTCTTGGTGGTGCGATGGCAGAGCTTTCTGCGGCTAAGCTAAATGGCAAGCATGATAATTTAAATCTTATTACCTTTGGCAAACCCAATACATTCTTTAAGGGATTTAAACGTCCTATGACGCTGGACAACCAAATCTCAGTGGTTCAAGGATCAGACATAGTACCAAGGGTTCCTCGCTTATGTTATGGGCCTAGCAAGTCACAGACTATGCTGTATTTTTCAAACGGTGGCCCGACGATAATAAATCCTAGTAAGTATTACCGAAAGAAAGACCGTGGTGATTTTAAAGATAGGATAGCCGATCATTTAATGGACGGTTATAAAAAATGCTTGGACACTTTTCTCAAGGAGCAAAAAGATGGCAAGGTTGGCGTTGATATTTAGCATAGCTCTACTCATGGCGTCTTGCACAACTATTGAGCAGGTGCGAGAGAATAAAGAGCTTTATTGCTCTGGTGTGTATAAAGGTATGCGAGCCGTAGGCAGGTCTGCGTTATCCGCTACTACTGGTGTTATTGTAGAAGATGTATGCGACACGATTGATAAGATCGTAGCCGAAGATGCTTAAACTAGGTAGCTTACTTAAAACTCTTGCTCCTACTGTCGCAGAAGCTACAGGAGGCCCATTAGCAGGAATGGCGGTAAAGATGGTTGCGTCTAGGATAGGCTCTCCTAACGCATCTGTAGAAGAAATTGAAAAGATATTAGAGACTCAGCCAGAGAAAGCGTTGCTAGTTAAGCAAGCGGACGGCGAGTTTCAAAACAAGCTAAAAGAGATGGAGCTAAACCTTGAGTCGTTTAAGGCTGAGGTTGATGATAGGAAAGATGCTAGAAAGACGTTTGGAGATGATCCGATACCAAAAATCTTTGCGATGGTTGCGTTGCTTGGGTTTCTTGGGTACGTCTTCATGGTAACGATACAACCGCCAGACGCTAATGATGATGGTGTAGTTAATCTGATTCTTGGTTATCTAGGCGGTTTAGTTTCAGGAATATCTGCATTCTTTTTTGGTGGCAGTAATGGAAAAAAATAAAATGGACAAGTTGATTGCAATGCTGAAGCGTCACGAAGGCGCAGAGACTCATGTTTATATGTGTAGTGAGGATAGGTACACAATAGGCGTAGGTCGAAATGTTGATCCAAGAGGCGGTCTTGGCTTGTCAGAGGACGAGATAGATTACTTACTTTCTAACGACGTTTTGCGTTGCATTAAAGAACTGAGCAAAGAATACCGATGGTTTGGCGATCTTGATGAGGTTCGGCAAGAAGCGGTTATAGATGCTTTCTTTTGTCTCGGAGCGACAAGGTTCCGCACGTTTAAAAAAATGATCGAGGCTCTTGAAAAGGCAGATTACAAAGAGGCTGCTATTCAGCTACTAGATAGTCGTTTCGCAAAGCAGACAGGTAATCGAGCCAAAGAGTTGGCTAGTATGATTGAGAGCGGCTCCTATGTATGATTACCGTTGTAAAATTGTAAGGGTAATTGATGGTGACTCTATCTTGGTTGATATTGATTTGGGCTTTGGGCTGTGGATTCATGGTGAGTCTATCCGTCTTTTTGGCGTGGATTGTCCCGAGTGTCGTAGCAGAGACAAGGATGAAAAAGCAGCCGGACTTGCCGCAAAGGACTATGTCAAGGGATTGCTACACGATGGCGGGACTTACACTCTCACTACAAAAGAGAAAGGAAAGTTCGGACGATACTTAGGCGTTATAAAACTAGAAGACGGAACAAGTATCAATGGAGAGCTTGTTAAAGAAAACTTAGCAGTTGCTTATCACGGACAAAACAAGTCAGAGATACAGAATGCTCATAAGGAAAACTACAAGAAGCTAAAAGAAAAAGGCATTATCTAATGCAAAATATCACTGTAATAAAATCTAGCTTGATGGTGCAGGAACTTATCGCTTAGCTCATCATTACCAAAAATAAACTCATCCATATTTGCCAAGTTAAATGCCATAGTAGCAATATAGTTAAAGTCATCTTCGGACATTCGTTCTTCTGCCAGTTCTAGCCAATCTTCTAAATCTTCGTTGCTTTTAATTTCAAATTGTAATCTTTTCATTTCAACGCCTCTAGAAGTAATGGCAATTTATAAAAGCTAGTTAGATGTTTAAATTTTATGAGTCTAGCGTCTTCTTTAATTGCTTGTTTAAAAATAGCCTCACCTTTTTTGTAGTCTTTTGCAACATCAGTTTCCCAAAACCAAAATTTAGCACAGCATCCCATAATATATACGGCATTTTCAGGATAATTTATAGCGGCAAAAATATAAGCATCGCATTGTTGATTACGAAGGTAGTCTGTCAGCATTATAGTATGGTGTTCTTTTATCCTACCAAAAATAAAATTAGTCGTTTTAACATCTACTTTAATGCCTTCAACTAAGAAATCATACTCATAAGTATTATCTACGCTGTGATCAATACCAAGACTTGCAAGCGCCTGAGAAACAGCCAGTTCTCCGATAATCCCAGTTACAGATGAGTTATTATTAACAGACCTAGAATTCAAGGTATTAGGACTATCTTCAGAAATCTCACGCCATAGCGGATCTATTTCAAGAATTACTTGTTTCAAAGGTAGGCCACGGCACATGAATGCCCATCTTGTCACCAAAGTGACGGTTTAAGGTCTCATACACTATAACGTAGTCTAGCTT